CCACATCTTCAATGTATGTTTTCTTGACCCACCAACCACCCACTCCTCCGGGGTTGGCTGTGCAGCGCATGTACAGGTGTTGCTGGAGTTCAGAATCAGTAGTACGAAGGCGAGAACGCAAGTAATCCCAGACATAGGGTGTAGGATACTGGGTAATCTCATCTATGCCTATCCAGTTGAATGCCTGACCCTGAAAGCGGGTCACGTCCTTGTCTTTGTCGAGATAGGTGAACCAGATAGTTGCACCGGACGGGAACACCCACGTAGACTTTGATTCGCGGAACTTTGCCCCGGGAAAGGCTTTGGGGTACAGTTGACGGGACTTGTCGATTAGTTCGGTGAGTTCATCCAGTGTACGACGGAGAAGAAGACCACGATGATTAGGATTGTGACAGTAACGTAGCGGATCAGCAAGAAGTGCAAAGCTTTTTCCACCACCGGCTGCACCGCCGTAGAGTACATCTCGCTCACCCGCGCTAAGAAATTCTGTTTGCGGTCCTTCATTCGGCGAGAACACAACCTCGCTTTCACCGACAAGCTCCGAAACTGCGTCAGGTAAAGCATCCAAATCCCCAAGATCGATTGTGGCAGAACCGGCTCCTGTAAGAGCTTTTTCCACTTTTCCCACTGTTTTTTCAAGTTCTCTTGCATATCTTCGCTTGTCTTCGGCCTGTTTGGTGGTTTTGGCTGCTCTTTTCTTAGCTGCGTTGACACGTTTCTGCGCTGCACGTCTTGCACGTTCTTTTGTAGACATCTGATATGTGTCTTTAGGCGCATTAGGGTCCTTTTTAGGCCTTCCGCGCCGCTTTGGAGTCTCTTCAGACATGTTTACGGCTTTTCTGCGCTTCCTGAAGCTTTGCGACCCCTTACAGCCATCTTCATACCGTCGATGTTCTCATATTTCTGTGGTTCTTTGGTCTTTCCCTTTCCAAAAGCCCCCAGAGCATAAGCAGTGAGCATGATTGGACGCGGACCTATGCGTTGAAACGCCTCAGAGAAGCTCTTTGGCGGCTCTCCTGCGTTAAGATCAGCTTTTGTAAGTAGCTTTCTTTTCTCTTTACCCATCGATAATGACCTCGTTCTTTGGTGGAAGCAGCACGACTCCGTGAACTGCTGTTACGTTGTGGTTTACTTGATCTGGGGCCTTTGCACCTACACGATTAAGTAGTGATTCGGCAGCTTTGAGACGTAAATCATCACCTCGTTCGGGGGCGGGATTGTCTATTGTCGCTACAAGCCTGTTCGCAGCCTTTAGGGCGTTCATCGAAAGGATGTCTTTTGTGCGTTCTACGATCTCATCTGCTAAATGTTTACGTAACCACCCTGCAGAACCACGAGAATACCCTGCATCTACGGCTGCAGCAGTGACTTGACCGCCGTTTTCAAACAGTATGTCAAGGAATTTCTCTTGTTGAGGCGTAAGTTCACGCTCTCTTTTCCGCTGTTGAGGTAAAAGATTCATCGTTTATACCAGATATAGAGAGATGTAGGTCGATGTCCCACCGTAGCCACGCCTTTATCGTGTAAAAACAGTGAAGGTGGGAAGGTGTGCTAATGTGTGGAACGAACCTACGCCTATATTATGGGTGTACGGCTTACTTTTGTCAACAAAAAAAATTTTATGGCTTGACAGTTTTGAAATTCGACTGTATAGTAAGGGTACTACCCGCCGGGGAATAACTACTCCCACACCACAGATACATTGGGGCACTGTTTTGGTGCCCCCTTTTTTATGTCTGGCGCACTGTTTTGCCGGGGCGGTATCGATTACTTTCAAAAAATAAAATTACGGTCGAGATTACTAGCACATATACCGGTCCCCCGGGTGGCCCATGCGCGCCCCCGCGCGAGGCCCATTTTTTTCTCGGCGAGAATGGCTGCGGGCTGATCGGCAAAACAGACAACCCCTGAAACCAACAGGAAAGCCCGCCGGACGCATAAGCCGCGCCCGCCCGCCCGTGTATAGAGTTTGCCATGCCGTTAACTCATAGAGATGTCCGCCGAGATTAGGTGGCATAGCTCACCCCGAACAAAGCTATTCCGGATTTATTTAGCGATTACAGCCCGCCGGGATTAAACCGGCCCGCGCATAAAAAAAGGCCCGCCGGACTAATCCAGACGGGCCAAGGCGGGAGGAAAAGGGTCGGACGTTAGGTGTCCAGAGGCGGCTTCACGGTCTCAAAGCGGTTAAGGCCGTGCTCATATGCGGCATAAGTCCGGGCAGCGTTCAGGATGTCCGGATAATCCCGCTGAAGTACTGCGAGGTGGTAGTCGTCCATCATGGCAATCGAAGAATGCAGATTCTCTATGGCGTATTTGAGAGAATTGCGGCGGGTGTCTACCATGCCGGACTGGTCAAGGGCTTCTCTAAAAGAGGTTGGCGCGTTCATGTCTGTTTTCTCCTGTTTCAGACTGTTGGAGCGGGCCAGTAGCGGCCCGCCCCCAATTTATGCCGGAATTACGATCCGGACGCAATACGATATATTTTGCGATATCCCGTTTTCCCATAACGAACATTGACCGTCTTCGATTCGATCTCATAACCGTGGTCGGCAAGGTCATACAGATACTGTTGGACGGTGGACGCTTTGAGCTTCACCAGACCGGCAATGGTCGGCAGCGCGACGAAACGGCCCCGCGACAAGATCGAAACCATCTCCCGGTGCTTCTTCGACATTGGCCGCTGGTAATTCTTCCAAAAATCCGGATCACTTTTCGGGTGGTTGCGGCCATAGATCGGCATAGGCGTAGCAGATTCACTCCCGGCCACTGGCTCACCGTGAAGGTCGGTCTGGATCGGCAGCGGCAACAGTTCACTGTTTTCCTTTGGCTCGACGCGCATGAACCCGGCATCGAAAAGCTTCCCGCGTAGCTCGGAAATGATCTCATCCCGCAACCGGGCTTCGACGTCTTTTTCGATTTCAGTGACCAGTGACTCGGCAAGCTGACGGATGCGATCTACGTTATTGAAGAGGTTGTTTCCTGACATTTTTGAATCCTTTCTACCAGATGGTAACGATTATCAGGGTTAACAGAAGGCACCAAAGGACCATCCCGACGGTGCGATAGATGGTCAGAAGGACGCTCATACAAGCGCCCCCACTGACACGGGCTGGCGCTCATAAGACGCCCACAGGTCCGAGGCAGTAAGGTCCCGGACAAGGTCTTCACGCTGGCGTTCAACACGATGCGCTGCTGCGCCTGCTGTTGACGTCTTGCGCTCTTTCCCGTCTTCACCAATCCACGTTTGGTCGGTATGGGTCGACCAGTGCGTCAGGGCATTGTATGCCGCCCACAGAGTCGGCCCAAGCTCGGGCAGTTCTTCCGTGAAGCGGTGAAGCAGATAGTTGAGGCGCTTAGAGTTGACCGCCGCTTTCTTGCCGGTTTGAGCCGCTAGGCTGTTATCCTTACAGATCGATTGTGACAAGAGGTCNGAAAAGTCGTTNAGCGACATGGGGCTTCGTGCCCACAGTTTCATCGCGTCTTTTGACTCATCCCAAAAGGTCAAGCCCGATATAGCTTTCCGGGTCATCGCCTCAGTATCGAGACCGGACGTGTGCTTGCGTTTCTGGTGATACGCCTTCGAACCACCGAAAACCAAAGTGTTGCGGCACAGGTCACGATAGGCCCCCGAAAACACCTGAAAGGCCCACGTCTTGTTGACGCTGTTGAAGATATCGAACCGGCAGCGGACAAGGTCCCGCCCGTCGGCGACCGACTCTTTCATGTCGTTGAAAACGATAGTCCGATGAGCTTTGAGGCCATTTTCGAAAAGCCGGTCGACAACCGTCACATTTTCCAGCGGCAGGGTGGACCGGTGAAGCTGCGCCGTCTGTTTAGCGAAAACCCTGTCGTGTGGCTCCAGCTTGTAATCGGCATTGACCGGACAGGTCGGCATGACCGAACCGGTGGCTTCGTTATACAGCGCGACGAAACCCGGCATCCGCTCGGCCTCTTCAAACTCGACCTCAGCTAGTCCGGACTGGCTCCACGGCACAACGGCCTCAATTGGAATCTTCCGGATTTTGCACATGTCGTCATAAAGAGACAGGTCGTCGATGCTGTCATGCTGATAGGTGATGGTCTCACCGTTCCGGATAACGCCGGTCGTTTCTTCGGTCTGAATAAGATCAAACATGGTCGTTTTCTCCATTGGTTGTTGGCCGGTCAAAAGCGACCGGTCCCTGATTCTGGCACGGTTTCTGCAGGATGCAAAGGTTTTTTACCAGACAGGGAAAAAATGACCGGCTGGCCCCGTCGTCTCGCCGCCGATCCGATCCGCCCGCAAGTCCCGCCCCCGAACAAAAGACAGGAAACCATTAGCGAATCCCCGAATATTTAGTGTCGCAGTGTTTGCCTGTTGGTGTCAGCCACTTGTCAACTGATCCCGTGACGGTCACGCCAGACGCGCCAAGTGATCGCCTGTAATTGATAAGGCATGAGGCCAACACGTCGCGCCGCCTCTTCGTACGCGGCTTGAAGTGCGCGGTATTCACGGACGCCGATGTTTGTCCGGTCGTCAGTGAGGCCGACGCGCTCATCGTAGGCAATGTTTCGCGCGTGGCCGTCGATGGTCACGTTGAATTCGCCCATGATGTCCATAAAAAAGGACGTGATCTTTTGACCTTTCAGCATACGTTTTGCGCCGTCGTAGTCCGGACGCGCCGCCAAGATATCCCACGCTTTCGCCTTCATCTTGTTATAGGTCGAGACCTTCACGGAATCGATGCCGTCACCACGCAAGAAAGCGTCTATTAGTGTCGCCGCGTTTGTCACGTTCCGAGACCATTTGTTATTCGGTGAAAGCGCGGCGATGACTGCCACCACAATATAGACCGCGATGCCATACTTGGCCGCGATATCATGCGCCGCCTTTTGCGCGTCGGAGTACCACAACAACCCTTCCGCATGCTGCGTTTCGTCGGCGTCACGGTAAACGCTGGTGATGTTGTGAATCATTCTTTCGTGATCAACTAGCGTGGCCTGCTTTGTCATGCGATTACCTCGCCGGTGTGAATCCAGACTGGCGCGTCGGTTTCAATCCATACGCGCGCACCACAAGAAAGCGGCTTGTCCGGTGAATAAACAACAAGCGATAGCCCGTCAATTTCTGCCGCATAAGTATAGTGATTACTTTTGCTGGTCTTAACAGTAATCGGCGGGTTATGTTCTTTATTCTTTTTGTTGGCGCGGATGACGTGCTGGTTTATGTGAATTCGTTTTTTCATGTCGTGTTTTCTCCAAAACAGTGAACCAGCAGACTAGGGATAGTAACCGCCCCGGTCAATAGGCTTTATTTTCCCTGCCTGTTCTTTTAGCCAACAGGACGGACAGCGCAGCAGGCCGCTTTCCTCGACCATGGCGGGTTGGCCGCACCTATCGCACTGGTAATCCGAATTTAGTGTCGTGCGTTTGTCATTTGTCTTGTGTCGAAGTTTTGTCAAAACTTAGGCTCCCACAGAATTCCGTTGTGTAGCATGTTTGTCAGACGTCGGGCCTCATTGCGTTGTGCGTTTGTCACTGGTTTGTCAGCCCAGTCCATCTCGTCAATCAGCTTTCGTAGCGCAGACAATTTGTCAGCGACACTGACTAGACGGGGATCGTCTTCTGGCTCAACCCACATCGTCAGGCTCTCCCGGTTCGGCGTGATCGTATTGCCACTTGAGTTGCAGTTCGTCGTACAGTTCGATCACTGTTTCGCCGTGCTTGTCAGTGAACTCTTGGCGCGTCATGTACGAGGCGTCTTCTTCCATTTCGATCAGCCAGTCACCTACTTTACCCATCTCGTGTCCCTACCTTTCGTTCATAGTTTTCAATGTCACCGATCACGTCATCAATCCTGCCATATGCCAAGTCGAGGTCGCTGTCAATGAGGTCGATGTCTTCCAGAGCGTTCTTTGCCTGTGTCAGGAATGCACGAATGACTGTGGTCTGTGTTAGCTTGGTGCGGTACAGTTCGCCACCACCATAACAGTCGGTACAATAATACATCTTGCCAACAAGTTCACCACCTCGTATGGGGTCTGACACGGCCTCCTCACCCTCGATTTTGCCATAGCCACCGCACGTCCAGCAGTGACAAGATTCAACGTGGTTTTCCATCAGCAGTAAATCCTTTCCATGATTCCGTTGAAGGCATGGTATAGCAGCCACGCAAAACAAGCCATACAGGCAAGGCGTATCACGTTATCCATGAACGGATCTTTCGCTGGGTCAGTCTCCATCCAGCACGTCAGGATTGTCCTAATCATCTCTTTCTCCCGGCCTGTGACCAATGTCGTGGCTAACGTGAGTAGTCTTCAACTGGCACACTCTGCGGGACATGATGTCGTTCACCTTTTCCCACGCTTGTTTTTCTGAACCAGCGTCAACGTCGATGGTTAGCTTGCCGTCAAACGGAACGCAAGTCACTTCGATGTAGAAGCGTTTAGTCATGCTCACCCCCGTTGCCTCGTCCCAAGCCACCAAAGTAATTCGGCTTACGCTTGGCCGTCTCGAACACAGCCAGCGTGATAAACACACCAGCCAACAGGATTGCGTGAACCAGTGCGCTGACTCCAAACACGACAATCGATCCCATCCACGATGAAAAGATAATACACCACATCCATGCCAACACCTGCATGATCATGTGCCGTGTGTTCGTGTCGGGAATGTTAGACAGCGGGTTCTTTGTGCTGTCCATGATAAGGCTATACACTCTCTTCATCGTCGTACCCCTCGCCAAACATCCACACTCGCTCTTCGACAACCTGATTCACTTTATGCGGCTCGTAAGGTTTTTGGAAACCCCACATGTAAGCCTTCACAGCTTTTCGTCTGCCGGTTATAGGGCTGATCGTCATGTCAAAGATTGTCACTGTCAGAAGGTTATCTTGCAACGGCGTGTATGTCCCAGACTCAATGTTCTTGTCTACATACTCTTCCATCTGTTCCGGTGTACCTAGACCAATGGTAGCCTGTTCGAACTCTGTGCCTTCGTTTAGTACCGCAAAATAAGGCATGTGCCTCTCCTTTCATTACGTTGTTCATTAGCCATACAGGTATGGACTATATCCTGTCAACATAAAAAAAGAACGGGACCAGCCCGTCGACCAGTCCCGCTCACTTTTTTCAGCACCAACAACACAGCGCCTACAGTGTATCTTTTTCAGTGCGTCCGGTAGATACAAACCGGTGGAGAAGGCCCACGACACCAGCGGCCCCGCACTTAGTTACCTTACAAGGTATACCTCTGCCTCACCCTTCTTCAGGGATAATCAGAGTCAGGACAAATAAAACAGACCTCAAATATCCGCAATATGATCGTCAGGACACCCCGTAAGGTATGCACAGTTTTACTACGACCTCTCGGTACTGGTCAAGCCATTTTTTACAGTCGGCTTCACTTTTTCCGACGTAAACCGCAGACCACTTCGGATAATCCACACAATGCTTTGATTTCACAGCGTTTCTATTTGTCTCACCGATTCGCACAGAAGAGACCGGGGCTACTATCTCATACCGTCCATCTTTCGATGAAACGTAAGGAACAAGATCATTTCCTTTTCGATCTCTAAATAGTTTAATCTTCCTCATTCATATCCTCGTCAAGAACTTCAATGTAGATGTCGATGGCATCACGAATCAGATCAGCCACAGCGACTTGTCCACGATTTGTCTTCTGTAATCTTTCAGAATGAAAGGCTAATCTGTCGTACTGCTTTGTAGTCATCAACAGATTGTAGGTCTTTGTATCTTCATGAATCTTGGCCGGTCTTGGCATCTCGTATTTCCCTTTTGGCTTCACGTTCAGATTTATCACGACGTTTGTTGGGAACTATTCTTTTCCCAAACTTAGGTAACTCTTTAGCTATAGGGTTTATTTTATTTATCTTTTTCATAAATAGGTTTCCCCTATAGGTTACTTTCTCTATTGGGGTAGCTGATTTGTCAACAGCCGTCAAGCGAAAATATTCGTTTGACAGAGATTATCTGTGTTGATAACTTGTCGCCCTGTCTTTGACAAAGAACACGGAGAAACAAGATGAGTTCACCTAGCTGGCTTCCGGGCCACGTTGAGTCCCTTGACATACCCGCGTGTACCACCGCTCGCTACGACTGTCCAGCATGCGGAGGAAAGAACACGTTCAGTGTTACGGACGACGGACATCAGCGGAAGTGGTACTGCTTTCACGCTGACTGTAACGTCAAGGGATATACTGGCGTCACGTTGACAAAAGAGTACGCCAAGCGGGCTTTCAAGACTCCCGTAAAACAGTCTGCCCCTGATTCCCCCAAATCGACAGACTTTGTGATGCCGGATACTTTTGTTTCGGTAGGTCGCAGTTTGGATGCGGAGCTATATCTTCGCAGGCACGGTATCCACGAAGCGTATCTCTCTGGTGCTGTCGATCTACGGTGGGATTTCAAGCGAGGACGCATAGTATTTCTTGTAAAGAACAAAGGTAAAGTCGTAGATGCGGCGGGAAGGTTAGTGCATGGAGTTGGACCTAAGTGGTATCGTTACGGTAACAGCCGACATCCTTTTCATTGCGGCACACATGATAGTGCCTTTGTTGTGGAAGATTGCGTTTCTGCTTGCGCTGTTAATCCAGTGGCGACGGGGGTAGCCCTCTTAGGGACAAACCTACTTCAGGAACATGTGGACTTCTTGTCAAAGTTTGAGCGTGTTTTTGTGGCGTTAGATAAAGACGCTACAGACAAAGCCATTGATATGGTTCGCGTGTTGATGCCTGCTGTCCCTACAAAGCTTACTGTTCTGCACACTGATCTCAAGAATATCCAAAAGGACGAACGATATGACTTCCTACGATCCCAACTCAATCGATAAACATATTCTAGGCTTCTGTCTCAGTGCGGAGTTCTTTCTACGAGCTTCGAACACTGTGTCGAGGGACATGTTCACTCGCGAGATGCGTGACGTTTTCGATGCGATATCTTTTTCGCACACAAAGTATGCCAAAGACTTGACCGTTGGAGAACTGTCTATTCTCTTCAACGACCGTAATCCTGCCATGCCGGACTCAAGCCGAGAAAAGGCACAGGAGCTAATCAGTCAGTTGGAGTCGGGTAATCCCGAAAACAGTGACCTTCATATGGACATGGTCCGAAACTTTTGGCTGCGTGATCGTGCGCGTCAGATCGGGGAGAAGGCCATTGAAATCTTCACAGGAGAAAGTGAAGAGTTTGGTGAGCTTCGTAAGATGATCGACGCTGTCGAAGATGGTCGAATATCTGACAAGACCACATACAGTGAGGTGAAAGATGATCTCATTGAACTTCTCGACAAGCACGGTGGAGACAAAGACTTCCCTTTCGAATTCGACCTGATCCACGAGAAGATTGACGGGCTGGATCGGGGAAATCTGGGAATCATCTTCGCTCGTCCCGAGGTAGGCAAGACCACCTTCTGTTGTTTCCTTGCCGCGTCGTATGTGCGTCAAGGGTTCAAGGTTGTGTATTGGGCCAACGAAGAGCCAGCCGAAAAGATTAAGCTGCGTCTTATACAGAGCTACTTTGCCGTCACACGGCAGGAGTTAGAGGATCGGAAGCACGAGCTTACACAGCGGTACACAGACGAGATAGCGCCGTACTTTCGGATCATGTCTGCCGTGGGTACATCTATGGAAGAGGCTGATGAGTTCATCAAGCTGAATAAACCAGACATCATCTTTATGGATCAGCTTGACAAGTTCCGCATCAACGGTGAGTACAATCGTGGTGACGAGCGGCTCAAGGAGACATATGTTCTTGCGCGGGAGATCGCGAAACGTAACAGTGCCCTTGTGTGGGCTGTCAGCCAAGCGTCAAACGATGCTCACGACCGTCAATTTATTGACTACTCTATGATGGACAACTCCAAGACCGGTAAAGCCGGAGAGGCAGACATCATCATAGGTATCGCTAAGACGGGTGGCAGCGACGTTGAGAATACCATGCGCTTTCTTTGTATCTCAAAGAATAAGCTGAACGGATGGCACGGCGCGATTAACACGCAGATCGATGTCCAGAAGGGGGTGTATTACTGATGTTAAAGGTTTTGACATTTGACGTTGAGACCACTCATGTTGAGAAGAAGGGCGGGGGTTCGACTCCTTTGCCGTACTTCGGAAACAATCTTGTGTCGATAGGCTACAAGTGGTTAAACAGTGCGGTGGATTACGACTGTTACTATCACTCCACTCAGCCAGCAGATGACGGTGCCTTCTTTCGGTTCCAGTCTGCACTACATCACGCGGATATTGTGGTAGGTCACAATCTGAAGTTTGACATTAACTGGATTCGCGAGTGCGGGTTCGTTTACGATGGAGCGTTATATGATACGATGGTTGCGGAGTATATACTCGCCAAGTCCCAAAGTTGGCCTCTTAACCTTGCTTCTATTGCAAGGAAGTATGGTGGCACCCAAAAGGAGAAGGACCTTGTTTCGGACTATCTCAAAGATGGTTACACGTTCTACGACATCCCGTGGGAGATCGTTCGAGAATACGGAATAGCTGATGTTATGGCTACCGAAGAGATAGCCATAGAACAGTTAAAGATATTTGACACTACGTTTGAGGAGATAATCAGTGAGCCTAGTTCCAACACTGAAGCTGTCGCTTGAGATGACAGACACACTCGCTCGCATTGAGCGGGAGGGTATGCGTGTCAATCTTCACACGCTGAACGAGATTGAGGAGCAGTACAAGCAGGAGCTTGTTGAGGTTGAGGAAGAGTTGAATCTTATGGCCCGTGAGGCTGTGGGTGACTGGCCTATCAGTCTGACGAGTCCGGATCATCGTTCCATGCTGATGTACTCTCGTGTGGTCAAAGATAAGAATCAGTGGAAGGCACTGTTCAATCTTGGCAGTGAGTTGCGTGGTGCCACCATGAAGCCGAAACAGCGGACTCGCATGTCGGGTAAACAGTTTCGTAAATCAGTGAGCGATAATACCAAGATATTTTACAAAGCCCGTGGCGAACAGTGCCCTGACTGTAAAGGTCAAGGCCGCTATCATCCGTTGAAAAAGGACGGTACTGTCGGTAAGGCAGTGCGCGTCTGTAAGACTTGCAGCGGCACAGGCGTAGTATATCACAGCACAGGCGAGGTCGCCGGATTCAAGATGGTCCCACGCAACGTGCGGGACACTGCTGCTGCTGGCTTCAAGACAGACCGCGAGACTCTTGAGGAACGTGCGCTAGAGCTTTCGGGAAACGCAAAGGTCTTTGCCGAAAAGTACATACGATACAATGCACTACGCACTTACCTTAACACTTTTGTGGAGGGTATAAAAAACAATGTTGACGACAATGGTATCATTCATCCTGAGTTCACTCAGTGCGTTACGGCGACGGGTCGTCTTTCGTCTCGCAATCCTAACTTCCAGAATATGCCTCGCGGCAACACTTTCGAAATCCGCAAAGTGGTCGAGAGTCGTTTTTACGGTGGAAAGATTATTGAAGGGGACTACTCGCAGCTAGAGTTCCGTGTGGCAGGCTTTCTTGCAAAAGATGCACAAGCGTACATAGATGTGCGTGAAGGCACTGATGTCCACAACTTCACTGCTTCGGTCATAGGTTGCAGCCGTCAAGAGGCAAAGGCCCACACCTTCAAGCCTCTGTATGGTGGCACCAGCGGCACACCAGCCCAGCAGGAATACTACCGTACATTCAAAGAAAAATACGAACAGGTCACTGAGTGGCACGAGGAGCTACAGAAGCAGGCTGTAGAGAAAAGGGTTATCACCCTACCCTCTGGTCGTCAGTACGCCTTCCCTGACGCTCGTTGGACGAAATATGGTACAGCTACGCATCGCACGTCGATATGTAACTACCCCGTTCAAGGATTCGCCACTGCCGACCTTCTTCCTGCCGCACTGGTTTCGCTACAGAAGATGGTTCTGGATGCGGAGATAAAGAGTGTGATTTGTAACACGGTGCACGATTCGATTGTGATGGACGCGCACCCAGACGAGTTCGATACCTGTGTCGAGTTGATGAAAACTGCCATGCTTTCACTGCCGTTTGAGACTATGCGTCGTTATGGTGTCTCATATGACATGCCAGTAGGCATTGAAATTAAAGCAGGAAAAAATTGGCTTGACTTGGAACAGGTATTTGGATAAGATCAATCTACCACCTGACGAAAAGGAGTTTTAGGATCATGGATGGGACAGACGTAATGGAAGTTGAAGACTTCGGTGCAATGGCTACGGCGTTTCGTAACGACGAAGTAGAGGCACTCATGAAAATGACTGGACAGAATGCTGTCCAAAAAGAAAAGGTTGGTCTTCCTCGCCTTAACATTAACTACGATACCGAAACAGACGACGGCAAGCCGTTGGCTCGCGGTACTTGGAAGATGTATCATGAGGGTAGGTTTATTTACTCAGACAATGTGTCGGTTCGACCTCTTTTGCGGACTTACGAGTACAGTCTGTGGGACGCAGAGCTTAACGAGGGCCGTGGTGGCTTTGCCGCTAAGTCGGTTCAAAAGACCTCGTTTGGCGGGACGTTCCCGGATAGCTCGGGAGGCAATAAGTGTGGTCGCCTGACTCGCGATGAAGAGAACGCTTTGGATAAAGATGATCCCGCGTATCTTAACTCTCGCGCAGTTGTCTGTAATCAGGTCATCTACGGACGCATCTCTGGTGTGTTCAAAGACGCAGAGGGTGTCAAAGTTGAAGTGGCAGAAGAACCAATGATCGCTTACTTTAAGCGTTCTGGGTTCAAGCCCATCGCAGAATTTATCGATGGCCTGACGAAAAAGAATAAGCTCATGGCACAGTGTGTCATGGACTTGTCTACCGCCAAAAATAAGAAGGGCAGCGTGACCTACTGGACTCCAGTTCCTTCTATGGGCGGTACTGTCGCTATCTCAGATAGTGATAAAGACCTCTTTACTCTTTTTGCGGAGACAGTAAAGGGTCATAATGACAGCGTGATGGCTGATCACCGTGAAGCTTTGAAGTCGATGTCCTCAGATGAAGATGTCGATCTCGCAGCGGAGTTTGGTGATGCTGACGCTGCTTAAAATCCAAGACTTTATGTCGAGGGCACTGCGGGGGGACACTGATGTTCCCCCGTCAGTTCTTGAAGAGTTTGCCGAAGACTGTAGGGCGTCCACTGCTTCTCAGCTTACACGAGAGAAGCGGAAGTGGCGTCCGCGCATGTCCGGACTCGGACGTCCTATCTGTCAGCAGATACTAGACAGAGATGGCGTAGAGGAGTCTATGTCATACAACACTCTTTTCCGCTTTCTGTTTGGTGACATTACAGAAAGTATAATCATGCTGATCATGAAAGAGGCGGGTGTCGAAGTCGTAGACTACCAGAAGGAAGTCGAGCTTGATCTGGGCGGTGTGCGGGTAAGGGGTACGCTTGACGTCATCCTTCGCGACGAGACCGGACAGGAAAAGGTGTGGGACATTAAGTCTGCAAGCGACTACGCCTTCAAACAGAAGTTCACTGGTTTTGAGGGGTACGAGGGGATCAAAAAGGATGATCCGTTCGGGTATGTCATGCAGGGCTTTTTGTACTCTGAGGCGTGTGGTCTACCTTTTGGCGGCTGGATTGTGGTCAACAAGTCGAGCGGTGAAGTCGCTGTCGTTGAGGTTCCAGACTGGTCACAAGACGACAAGGAAGAGTATCTCAAGGAAGCCAAGCGTCGTGTCAAAATGTTGACAGACCCTGCTGCCAAACCTATGAAGCCTTATCCTGACACGTTTGAAACGTACAAGCGTCAAGGTGAAGTCATTCGTACCGGTAATAAAGTTCTGGCAAAAGAGTGCAACTTGTGCGGGTATCGTCACCACTGTTGGCCAAACGCAGAGCTTTATCCGAAAGTTACGTCTGCAGCAAAGAATCCGCCGAAGGTGTGGTACACACGTCTAAAGAAGAAGGAACTGTAAGCCAGTGCCTTACATATTTGTCAGAGACTACTCTCAAGAATTGTTTGAACTCAATGACAGCATGTTTCATCTGATCATTGAATCTCACAAGAAGATAGGCGGGGAGAGAAAACTAAAGCGCATCAGACAAAGTGATCGCGCTCTTCCGCTTACTTTGCGTGAAGACTTCTCTGAGTTAGGCCATTTGTCTGTGGGCACAGAAGCACGAGACATGCGACTCATAGAACAAGAAATTAGTGGAATAAGTAGTGTGTCACAGTCTGGAGCTAATGTATGCGTCCCATTGAGTCCTTTGACAAACGAGTTGGACATCCTCGCAAGACTATCCCCGAAGGTCGCGGGGTACGTTCTCAGAAGACTCGGATCAGTAGGAATGGCTCTATGAAAGCTTCTTCGGCCCGTAAAGCGGGCTTTCGTTCTAATATAGAACTGTCTGTAGCGAGAGCGTTAAAGTCTCTCGGCGTTACATACGAATATGAAAAGCAGAAGCTGACGTATATACCGAAGCCTCGCACATATACTCCGGACTTCTTTTTGCCGGATCAGGGAATCTATGTCGAGGTAAAGGGGTACTTTGACAAAGGTGACCGTGTAAAGATGCAGTTAATAAAAGAGCAGTTTCCGGATCACGATATACGGATTGTGTTCCAGAATGCTCGGAATAAGATATACAAAGGCAGTAAGACCACCTATGCTGCTTGGGCTGAACGTCATGGATTCCAGTGGGCGGAAGGCTCTGTGCCAGAGGAGTGGCTGAAATGACATTAGATGAAGAGCGACAGATCGAACAGGCCTCACTGCTTCCGGGCAGATACTACATCGTTATGAGGGCTGACGAAGAAGATAACTTTTACATCACGGCGTATGATACGACGGATGAAAAGGAAGAAACTAGGGAGTATCTGGAGACAGGCGAGGTCATACTCAATGGCCTGATGGAGCTTGTGGAGAGTGACTTTGAGAGGGTGGGAGAGGCAGGCTTGGCTCGTATCTCGTTCCACACCACAAAAGAATCCATCCTTGAATCTATGCCCGATCCAGAAGACGATAAAGAAAGAGCCTCTATCGAAGAGCTTCCAAACTCTAATATTGTCAAGGTAACTTTTGGGAGAAAACAGTGATCAAGGAAAACTGGAACTTGAATAACTATCAGATGCAAGCTCGTAAGTTTGCCATCTATCCAGAGCGTATGAAGGTCGTCTATCCTACTCTAGGTTTGACAGGAGAGGCCGGTGAAGTTGCCGACAAGGTAAAGAAGATTTACCGCGACAACAAGGATGATGCTCTCTTTCGAGGAGAGATCGCCAAAGAGATTGGGGATGTGTTGTGGTACTGCGCGGTTCTTGCAGAGGATTTGGGGTTTTCACTTCAACAGGTCGCTGAGATGAACATTTACAAGTTGAAGTGTCGTATGAACAAAGGTACAATCATCGGTCACGGAGATGATCGATGAGACACGAGGAGTACATGAAGAAGATGGCAGAGAACGAAACCATGGCAAGCCTTCAGAGCATGGCCAATATCGCGTGGGCCAACGGGGAAGCAGACATGGTGCACTCACCGCCGCACTACAATCAGGCAGGGATTGAGTGCATAGATGCTATCCGCGCTGCTACAGATGACGGATATGAATACTACCTGCAGGGAAACATAATTAAGTATTTGTGGCGCTACCGATACAAGAATGGTGTCGAAGATTTGGAGAAAGCGCAGTGGTACTTGGAGAAGCTTATTGAGGAGAAAAACAGTGAATAATATGCTACCCACCCCCTATCAACAATTTATCCATAAGTCCCGATATGCGCGGTGGCTTGACAACGAACAGCGTCGTGAGAATTGGGACGAAACAGTGTCTCGTTACACGAGCTTCATGCGTAATCAGCTTCGTGGAAAGCATCAGTATGAGCTTTCTGACACTGATCTGTTTGACATCGAACAGGCCATTCTGGGTCAAGAGATCATGCCTTCGATGCGAGCCATGATGACTTCTGGTCCTGCGCTGGCTCGGGACAATATCTGCGGCTACAACTGTAGCTACATCCCTGTAGATCACCCCCGCTCCTTTGACGAGTGCATGTATATTTTAATGTGCGGCACTGGTGTAGGCTTCTCCGTTGAGCGTGAGAACGTGGACAAGCTTCCTGTAATCAGTGACGCGATGCACGACACAGACACTGTAATTAAGGTCGGGGACTCCAAGCCCGGATGGGCTAAGTCTCTTCGTGAGCTTATCGCACTGCTTTATGCTGGACAGATTCCTATGTGGGACTTGTCAGATGTTCGTGCGTCGGGTGAACGCCTCAAGACCATGGGTGGCCGTGCCTCTGGGCCGGGACCTCTCAACGATCTGTTTATGTTCACTGTAGAGATGTTCAAAAAGGCTGCGGGCCGTCGTCTGTTCCCTATTGAGTGCCACGATCTCATGTGCAAGATTGGCGAAATCGTTGTGGTTGGCGGTGTACGTCGTTCTGCCCTGATCTCTCTGTCTAACTTGAATGACGATCAAATGTCACACGCTAAGTCTGGTGCGTGGTGGGAGAACGAGGGGCAACGCGCCCTTGCCAACAACTCAGTGGCCTACAAAGGTAAGCCTGAGATGGGTACGTTTATGCGTGAGTGGCTGTCCCTGTACGACTCCAAGTCAGGCGAGCGTGGCATCTTTAATCGTGAGGCTGCTGATGTGCAAGTGGCCCGCAACGGTCGTCGTGAGGTAGGTCACATGTGGGGTACAAATCCCTGCTCCGAGATCATCCTACGTCCATATCAGTTCTGTAACTTGTCAGAAGTTGTGGTGCGAGAAACAGACAGCTTGGATGATCTCAAGCGTAAGGTCCGCCTCGCTACCATTCTTGGTACGATGCAATCCACGCTCACTGATTTCAAATATTTGAGGAAGGTATGGAAGACAAACACAGAGGAAGAGCGTTTGTTGGGCGTTTCATTGACTGGTATCATGGATCATCCCGTGCTTTCAAAGAACGTGGACTCTCCGCGCTGGTTGGAAGAAATGCGTCAAGTCGCCGTCGATACAAACAAAGAGTACGCAGACAAGATTGGTATTCCTCAGTCGGCTGCTATCACCTGTGTAAAGCCGTCGGGTACTGTATCGCAACTGGTGGACGCTGCAAGCGGCATTCACGCTAGGCACAACGACCACTACATTCGTACAGTGCGCGGAGACAACAAAGACCCGCTGACACAATTCCTCAAAGAACAGGGTGTGTACAGTGAGCCGTGTGTAATGAAGCCGGACTCGACTACTGTCTTTTCGTTTGCGATGAAGTCGCCTGATGGGGCAGTCACTCGTGACGCTATGTCTGCTGTCGAACAGCTTGAACTGTGGAAGACTTACGCTCTGCACTGGTGTGAACACAAGCCGTCAGTGACCATCACAGTAAAAGAAAACGAGTGGATGGAAGTCGGTGCGTGGGTCTACGAAAACTTTGACGTAGCATCTGGTGTCTCGTTCCTTCCACATTCTGATCACACATATCAGCAGGCTCCGTATCAGGACATCGAAGCTGATGAGTATCTTGAGTGGCAGCTTGAGCGAGGCAGTCTTCAGATCGATTGGGCTGCACTGTCAGAGTATGAGCGTGAAGATAATACGTCCGGCTCTCGTGAGCTTGCGTGTACGGCTGGCGTGTGTGAAGTGGTAGACCTCAATGCGGCTTGACGTAGCTGACTATATTGAACTCAAGAACGGCGGCGCTGTCGTCGTCCTTGAGATGGATGAAGAGACTAGAGAAGCCTTGATCTCTGAGGCGTTACAGCGTAGGATCATAGAAGGCTTGGAAAGGATGCCAGATGTCCCAGAAAAAAACGGACAACTCGACATCGAAGAATACATTGCCCGTGTGGAAGAAGGGTAACGGTTGGATACAACACAATCCACCACGAAATCACCCAGCCTATGAAGACTGGGTAAAATTGAGGGAGAAACTCAAGAATGATTGAAGTAGAAATCACAGATGAGATGGTTGTCAACGCAAGAAAAAAGGCCCGTGAGATGGGCCTGTTGAAAAACTCCATCCGCAGAGGCACAGGCTCTGTGGCTGGCTTCATCGGTGAACAGATAGCGGTTCAGGTTCTGGGTGGTGAGTGGAACAACACTTACGAGTACGACATGGTTCTTCCAGACGGTACAACTATCGATGTGAAAACAAAAGAGCGTAGCGTGGCACCAAAGCCCCACTACGCCTGTTCAGTGGCTAAGTTCAACACTCGTCAAAAGTGCGATATGTACGGCTTTGTCAGTATCCTCAAAGACCATTCAAAAGGGTGGTTCTTGGGGACTATCCCAAAGCAGGAGTTCTTTGATTTGGCTGAATCCGTAGAAAAGGGTCAGCACGATCCAGACAACGGATATGATGCCCGTGCTTCCTGCTATAACATCAGTATAGAGGAGTTACAGAATGTTCAAAGCTATGGTAATGATATGCTTTCTGAACGCGCCTCCGGGTAGTTGTCTCACGTTTGAGGACACTACAGGGCTAAAAGAAATTAGAGAACACTGCTATGTACGTATGTTGGAGATGGTGGATCAACTAAAAACTATACCCCACCTTATCCCGCCACCGTATAGCGTTGCGTACAAGTGTGAGGAAGTAGATAGTACATAATGGCTAAAGCCACACTCTTTTCATTCAACATATATCTGCGGCAAGACGGTAACGTAGAGATGGACAAACAATCAGTTCGACCTGATGAGTTTCAAAAAGAAATGGACGCGGGAATGCCCGATTATGACGGTGCACACTCCATCGCGTCCCTTCTTAGATACGTCAATTCAGTAACTGATGAGATGATCGATAAATCATCTAGCTACGTTTAGACATAGCCTTTTCGATTGCGATAGCTCTCTTCTTTTCATACTTGGAGAGCTTTCCATCTTTGTCTAGATCAGCTTTCTTTTTGTCTTTGATCTGTGGTTTACGGGTGTTACTCCCGTTCGCGTATACCTTACTCATTTTACCTATCTCCGAAAAGTAGTCCGAATCCTTGATCGGTGGCATCAAACGCATTCGGAAGGAAGTTGTCTGTAAGACCGATATCCGAGTCTAGCTGCATCTCTTCCATAGCCGCCTGTACCTCGTCCTGTGCTATGACACGGTCCACTCTCCGCTCATTGCGGATCAGTTCACGCGATGTTATAGACATAACCAGTGTAGACAGTGTGCGGACATCGGCCTCTGATACCAGCTTGGGATCGTCAAGAAGCAGCAGCATAATCCTGTTGGCTTCTTTGTTTTCAGCCGCCAACTGGAACGCATTCACTTCCATATCCTGCAGCATACGGAATGCGAACTCAGCACCAACATATGTTGGGCTGACCATTCCTCGTGCGATGTTGAACGCACGACTGATGATCTCGTTTGGACTGATGCCTCGGACGATACCTTGCGGAGTGAATCTCTCCAGCGAACGACCTTCAGCGTAAACCATCATCTCTGCCATATCCCGCAAGAAGTCGTAGTGATCTTCGTCTTCAAGGACAAGCTTGAGTGTCTTCTGGATGTTTTTGTCTTCCAGATCGGCAAGCAGTGTTGTGGGGTTCACAAACGTCTTGATGGTCCGCTCTGTACCGTCAAAGTATTTGTAAGTGCCCTCGGCCCGAGTGCCTGCCCGTGCAAGTATTCCGTTTGTGACCATGTATATTGTGCCACGCTTGAACGACTGCTGGGCTTCTTCTTCAGTCATGCTCTCGTTCTCACGCATGATACCACGAACGAACCGCTCCCTCATAGCTTCAAAGAGAGTGGCATCGTAGTTCACAACGTAGTTTTCATAGAACTTCGCCGGGTCCATCGTGTCTGCTGCTTTTTGAAGTGCGTTCACTGCTTTGCCTTCGATGTCGAGAGATTCACGGCCTTCATCAGCGAGTCTGCCGGTACTGCGATTAAGCTCCTGCATGAAGTCTTCATACGCTTTGCGAGCAGCCGCATCAGTTTCGACAAGCTTGACGATATCGTTCTCCGCTGAGATCATGTCGGCCATGTCGAACCATGTAGTGATGGACTCGTTCCCGTCTTTGTCTATAACTTTGATGCGGATTTCGTCTTCCAGATCACGCATGTTTTGAACACGGTTGAAGTTGTAGTTTCCGGCAACCCCAGACTCGTCCAGTATGGGCTTTCCGAGAGGGTCTAGCTTTATTCTTTGAATGACCTCTTCATTGGTCTGATCACCCCACCGACTCTCTATTCCGTTTCTCAGCATCTGGCCGATACGTTTGAAGGTAGCCTCATCGTTGAAGGGAAGCCGCATGTCAAAGACATAGATAGGCTCGTCCCCCTCAAACTCCACGTCATCCGCCCAATACCTGTTGAACCCATCCATCTCTGCAGAGAACTTTTGAAAATCATCACGATCTCCATAGGCTATAGCCCTGCTGGCCGATTGTCCAAGATTGTTGTGCCAAGTATCTGGTCTTTCATTGATACCGTATCTACGAGTGTATGTGGACGGCTTCTCAAGTTTAGGCTTAGATGTGGCTGTTGACACTACATCACCGTAGCTGCCTTCCGACTGGATCGGATCAAACTTTAGCTCTTTATATCGCTTTCTAGTTTCGTTCAGAACATCCTCTGCACCCGGAATAGCGGATATCTGTCCGTCGATGATTCTCATCAAAGCCAGATATGGCTCTGCCGCAGCGTCACCCTGACTTCTTGCGATACGCTGACCTTCATTACGAAGGTGCCGGTACATCTCGTCAGCATCAAACGCACCCGCTGCAAACGGATCGAACCGTTCTGCCGTCTCGGCCTGTGACTTATAGAATGCGATAGCTATCTCTGCGTATGACGCGTCTTCGCCTACAAAGATACCACCATCATCTATGCTTTTATTAGGTACGATTTTTCCATCAGCAGTCTGTACCTCACGAGTGGTAGCACGTTGGATGAACTCATCAAAGTTCTCGCCAAAAGCCTTACGAAGATTAGTCTCTGCTATTCTTTCCATGGCCGCACGAGCGTATTTTCCGCTACGACCTCGGAAGAATGCAGAGTCAGGACCAAAGAACTGTTTAACGCCGCTCTGGCTCATTTCAGACAGACGATTAATCATGTCGTCCATCACGGGAGCCAAATCCACTGTTTTGTCTTTGAGAAGCTCATCAGCAGTCTGGTAGACTTGCCGCCCGAGTATCTCAATCTTATCGTCGCGAAGCTCCACTAACTCTTCTGCAAGTCGTCCAATCTCACGATCATACGCAGGGCTACCTCTAAGGCGTTGTACCTCTTCTACGCGCTTGTCTAGCTGCTGTCCGAGCCTCTGTATGTTATCGACAACGATAGCCCGCTGCGCTTCCACACTGTCCGTGGCACCCGGAGTGAGCTTGATCTCAAGATCAACAAGCTCTTTAAGAGTGCCCTTTGCGTCGGGATTACTAGGGTCCGTCATGACTTGACTTTTGTACATGTCAAGAAGTTCAAGATATTTACGCCTACGATCACCGATCTCGCGATTCAGACCATCTGCTGCTGCATTGAAGTTCTTGACGTAATCGGCCAGATATCCTGAATCTTTGATATCAACACCGGCCTTTTTACTGAGAAGTTCTTGCAGCTTGTCAACGCCAAGCTTGGCCATCATAAGATTGTTTTCAGATCGAAGCTGGACATCCACAGCTTTAGAAAATCTTTTGAAAGTAAACTTTCCGACTTGAGCCTGTTCGATAGCCTGCAAAGGGGCGAGTCCGGACGCATACGCAAACGAAAGCGAGAAAGCTTCTACAGCGTCGTTGTAAGCTCCCGACTCCCGATCAGCCGCATTGTCAAACTGTTTTAGAATTCGCGAGCGAGTTTTACCGTACTGATCTAGGCTCTTGTAGACAGCGTCAAGACCTTCTTCACTAAGATTCTCAAGGATGTTCGCAGCTTTTCCAAAAGCAGCCAAATCTTCCGGACTGAGCTTTCTACCGAGAGATTCAGATATATCCTCGTACTTGCGATTGACAACAAGGCCACGCGGAAGAAGATGCAAGTCTTCAAAGAAACGGGCAGTGGCTACTGCCGCAGGCTTTGCACCCGTGGCTTCAGCCAAACCACCTAAAAGGAGTCCAGTGCCCCGAGCCGCTGGCCGACCAAAGATAGCGGTGGCTATGGCACCTACAGCAGCACCCCCTTCAGGAGTCCAGTCTTCACCGAACATTGAGTGCATATTGTAGCCGACGGTCTGTCCTGCAGTGATTACCATTTCATCTGCGAATACAGCCCGCTTAAAGGGGTCTTTGGGAAGGAACTTTCCTACACCTTTATTGTAACTCAGTGAGTCGTAGCGATTGTTAAGATAGCTACGACGTTCGACGGCCTCTTCAAGAGTCATCTCGACTGGCTTTTTATTAGCACCCAAGACTTTTACCTTTGAAGTACCACGCACCCCATTGGCCTGTGCTGCCAAAATACTTGTGTCAAGATTCTGTATTTCTTTACTGACTCGTTCAAGAGAACGCTCCCGTTCGACAACAGTCCTTGCGTCGGCAATCTTACCCTGATAGCCGAACTTTTTGGTGAACATATTACCTATGTCTGCCCGCCACTTTCTGAACGCGTAGCCCCACTGTCCTGCAGTGTTAGCCTTTTCGTAGTTTGCGAGAGCTACACGCGGAGCTACAGTGAGATCATCACCGCTAATTAGACCCCTTTTCTTCAGGTCCTCGTACTTTGCAAGCTGTCGTTTGCCGAGCTTAATGTGACGCCCAGCCAGTACGTTCGATACAAGAGTGTTGGGGATGGCAAAAGAAGCGAACTGTTCAAGGGTACTGAGTTCACCGAATCCGTAGTCGAGGATGGCGTCTGCAGCGTCGTCAGTAACAAGCGGGATATAAAGACGGTCGCCTGTTTCCTCGTTAAGAAATGGACGATAGTTGTCCATAAACTCGTCTTCGCCGTATTTCTCAATGTACTTCTTTATAACAAAGTCGTTAAGGCCGTCTCCGAAAGTCGGGGTGAGGCCGGCATTTTTCATAGCCCTCTTTACACCCGCCATGTCCTTGGCGATCATAGGACGAACTTTGTTGAATTCGGCAGAGAACGCTTCGTTGAAAGTGGGCGCATCCGGGGCACTGGACCTAGAGGCAGAAATGGCGTTAGCGAAGGCCGGAGCAAGATACGTAGCGTAGATTCCCGCAGTGGTAGGAAAACGAATACCGTCGCGAATGAAATCTTCAGTATCAAATCCGTACTGCCGAAGGAAACTGGTCTGATAGTAGTCACTCAAGATTTCTTGAACGCGAGGATCGACCACTTTGCCTTTTATGGCTTCATTCAGACGGATACGATTCTGTGCGTACTCAACACCCGCCTCGTACTCCGACTCTCCAAACAGACCTAAGATAGGCTCTCTCTTAGACAGTGCGCCTTCGGGAATATCGACCACTCTTTTTTTAGTGGTAGGATCGACACGAGTTAGAGGGATGCTTGCGAATTCAGCTTGGCTTTGGGCCTTTCTGTTCTCTTTAGAGATGAGAGAGGACAGATCAGAGATAGCACTGGTATCTCCCCTACGCGCCCTGTCAAGAACTTGTGGCCTGATCCGCGTGTCACCTATCGTATCTGATCCGCTGGCAAGAAAGTCTTGAAGCATCAAAGACTGTTTTGGTTTTCCAAAATCTCCGGCAGTTTTAGCCTCTTCTTGTACAAGCTCACGAACAGCTTCGTTTGAGGTTCCCGGCAAAGGAACGGAAGAGCCGAATCCGACTCCCGATACCTGTGCCAAAGGTTCACGCGGCTTATTGTTCTGCTGTTCCATGTTTTACATAGCCTCCACAGGTACAAACTTTCCATTCTCAAGACGGAACTTACCATCTTCTAGTTCTTGTGATCCACGCTTTTTGATCGGGAATCCTGTGTCGTTACTTCCGGGTCCAGCACGTTGATGTGTCTTAGGAGAAAACTCTCCTTCGTTAAGGGTCACGTTAGTTTTTGGAGTAAACCCTAAATCGTCTCCCGCATCTGCCTCTGCGCCTGCAGGAAGTTCAGGAGCCGGTGGTTCTGCGTCCGGAAGAGGACGCGCCCTTGGCCTGCGGTCTGGACCTCTGGCAGCACGAACAGCCCCCTCTTCTGTACCCGATCCCGGTTCGCCCGGAAGGATGTCTCCTTCAGGATCGACGGGACGTTGAGGACGCGGCTTTACGCGGCGGCGCGGGTCTCCTCTGCGGGGAACATTTTCTGGATCAAAGATCATACCTTCTTCGTCCTGTCCTCCACGAAGACCACGAATGATGTCTGCTTCTTCGTCAGTCAGACCGGGGAACTCGCTAAGGTCGCTAGGTCCACTACCTTTCATACCCATCAGAGCAGGATCATCAATTCTTTGTGGCTCTGGTCCCGATCCCTTCATACCCATTAGGGAAGGATCATCGATTCTTTGTGGTCCCGATCCCTTCATACCCATTAGGGAAGGATCATCGATTCTTTGTGGTCCCGATCCCTTCATACCCATCAGAGCAGGATCATCAGTGCGAATTGGCAGCACCCCTGTTTCCGACGGATCAGGCATGCCGGTCTCAGCGTAAGCTTCTGTAGGCATAAGATCAGAAGTGTTTACCAGAGTAAACTTTTTGTTGCCCTGATCGTCCACGACTATAGTCGAATACTGAGTCTTTCCCTTACTATCCAGCATCTCACCATCATACGAAACGCTGTCGTTGTAGCGCCTGTATACAGCTTGACCAGTTTTAGTGACTAGATTAGGCTCTAGCTCTTCAAACATGTATCCGGTAGTGATGTTCGATCCGTCACCAAGTTGTCCTTGACGCAGGATGTAATCGTAAGACACTGCCGCATCAATCACTGCTTTTGACTCCGGCGTCATGCGCCTGCCGTCACCTTTACCGTAGTAGGTAAGAACTTGAAGCTTCTTGTAACGCTGTTCAAATTCCTTTGCCACAATGCCGATTTTTGCGAGAGCTTGACCTGTGTTGTCAAAGTTACCCATAAGACGCTCTAGCTGCTGTCGAACATCTTGATCCGAAAGACGACCGGACGGGTCAGCCGCACGAGCCATCTGGAACGCAAGACCAATACGAAGCGACATAAGTTCTGCAAAGGTGACGTCACTTCCTGTGCTGTATTCACTACTTGCGTCCTTATCTTTTGCAGCTTGCAGTTGACCTTGAAGTTCTCCAAGGAACTCTGACGTAATGCTTTTAGTGGGGTCCATACCGATCTGGATTGAATCCCTTTGAGCTTGAGTGAGATTGACCCCGTTAAGAAAGCCCATATCAGTGCCGATATCTACCAAGAATTCCCCGCCAAAACGGAGGACGTCTTTCATCTGCGAATAAGCTACAGACTCATCCAACGTCGCTCTTTTCAAGGCCAAATTGTTCAGACCCATCATGACATTGTAGTTGGCATCCCGCTCTGCCTCCATAGATGCAAAGCTGTACTTTTGAGATTCTTCAGCACCGTAGTGGATACGGACAACATACTCTTGAGAATTGCCTAGTTGAGATACGGCTTTGAACGAACCACTAAGACGCGGCTTGTTTCGTTCAATGAAATGCGGATACAGCATGTACACGCCATTTTCAAATGTGCCTGTAGAATTGTACTGATTAAGTGTGTACAACTGTTGTGCGTACTTTTCTTGGCGGGTTGAGGTGGCGTCACTAACAACACTGTATAGGCCTTTTCCCGGAGCGAGAGCGCCGATTTTAGTAGCGTTTGCACCGAGGGAGATGGAATCTTCAAAATAGTCAATCTGAGTTTCGCTCGGTATGTTAAACACGTCAATGTTAGCGGCGTAAGCGTCAAAAACAGACTGCGGATCAGCGGCCTTCAACTTAGTCCCAAGTGCACTGTACGACTGCTCCAAAAGGCCCGGATTATCGGTGCCGTCAAATGTCACAGGACCAATAGCGATCTTCTTTTGACCGTCAACGTCAGTGACTTCCGCTTTGACTACGCCTAATACGTTCGCATCAGGGGTTTGATTTTTGAACGTCTCTGTGCGGGTCTGATTTGGAGATATAGCCTTGGACTTGTTCAGCTTTCCAACTTCCTGCCAAGAGTCCCACCACGGCTCAGTTTCTATCGCGAACATAAAGTTTTCTTTACGCTCTGGGCTGTTCAGCATAGCTGTGTCATATGCAGCGATGCCTTGATGGATAAGTTGGTTGACAGTGTTGTAGGCGTTTGGATCGGCAATGTACTTCAGACGCGTCATCTCATCGCCCATATGACGACCGACTTCAGCGAAGATAGCCCGACCTGTGGCCACATCAATTTTATCAGGACGCTTGATGTTGAACCCGATCTTGTTGTCGCCGCTTCCTACGTAGAACTCATACGCAGATACTGCATCCATTGTGGAAGACAGCTTGCCGATATCTAACTCAAGCTCTGGAGACCGTTGGCCTAACAGACCAACACGGGGGCGACCTTCCACCTCTTTTCTTGCGCCTACCAACATATCGCGCACAGCATTTACGCCCGTAGCAGACTTTTCATCTGCGGGCTTCATGGCATATTCAGTGAGTAGGGTTTGAACCGCGTCGATCTTCTGCTGGTCTGTTTGACGCTTTTCGTACTCCCGCTCCATGTTGCGGGTCAAACCACCGATCAAGCCTGTGGCAAAAGCTGCACCAATACCCATCTACTTTTTCCCCTTCGAATTCAAGAAGTTTTCTTCTTCCGGCGCTTCTGGCGCAGTGCCCTGCCGGATACCTTCGTTGATCTGTTCGCGGATAAAGGAGAACATGCCCGGATTGTTTTCTTTCAACATACGGAAGAACGTCTCGTCATCCATCTCATCTTTTGTAAGCTCGTCATCATTCTCAAAGAAGCGATAAGGAATACCCTCTTCCTCTGCCATGTTTGCGATGTGCAGAGACAGCGGCCCTTTAATCATAAGACCTACGTCCGGACTAAAAGCGCCATTGGAGAACTGTTGGAAGACGTAGCCCTCGACCAGTGCCTCGACTGACGCACCAACAAGAAGAAGCTTTATAAGCTCCTGTTTTGTCTTTCTCTGTTCTAGAGAACTGACAGCCTCTTCAAAAGCTTGTTCAGGATTTACTACAGTCGGCGGTTGACCCCACGGCCAACGGCTGTTGTCAAGAGTGAGACCGTAGCCCGGAGGAGCCATTGCAAACGGGTCTTTTGCCTCGACAGTACCTCTAGCTGGCATACGTTGATCTATCTTCATCAGACATTGACCTCCGTCATTTGAACTTTTTGACCTTGTCCTACAGACCTTGTAGGTTGGACTATGGAGTAACGATCCAACAAGTCTCTGACTTGAGTGTTGCGAGCCGACCTTTGAAGGTTCTCCAGTACACTACGATACAGTGGCATTTGAAACTGGACAGGATCGGTAGGTGCCATAGGCGTAACAGTGCCTACAGCCGTGCCGCGTGTTAGCTCTGTGACGGCTCTGTTTTGTCGAGGTGCAGGAGCGGCTGTCTGAAAGGGCCGTCTATCTTTGCCCCCTATACCCTGTGCTTCCAAAAAAGCTTTCGCCCCAGAACTGATGAAGCCCTCGGCTTTACTGGTACTGGTAGATTGACTGGAAGCGGCGGCAGAACCTCCACCACTCGTAGCTCCTGCCACTATTGGCAGTGCGATTGCAAGTATGTTACCTAAGTTCATTAGCCACTATCCCCTCAATTACCACTATTCGTCGTACCCGCCGCCCAAAGCGCCAGCCAGTTTCCAATGCCCATAGCCAGATTATCTTTCTGTTCCTGTTGGTACATCTTCTGTGTGTTCGCGAACTCCATAGCCATGATGCCAATTTCATGCTGTCGCTGCAGTGCTGACTCACTCTTTTGGAAGTTCCAAGCTGCGTTATCGCGGTACATCTGCCACAGATTGTTCAGGGCTGTTTGACTGACGTTCAGCGCGTTTTGTACGTTAATTCTATTGTTTTCGTTTTGAATGGCTGTGTTCGCTGTATTAACTTCTCTACGCCACTGGACATTTGACTGATCAATGGCGTACTTCATGTTGGCATTGAATTTTTCGCGGGCGTCACGCATAGTCGCGTTGAATTGACTTTGTGCGTTAGCTTCGCCTACATTGGACTGTTCGATAGCGGCAATACGATTGGCATTAGCTGTCTCTACCTGAGACTCAAGCTCTGCAAAGAATTCTTCTACTTGAAGCTCATTCTTTGCGTTAAACTGTTTGCGGGCGTTATCTTCGGCAGAATCTTTGAACAGGCCTTGAGTCAATGCGTTGTACTCAAGTACGTTTGCCTGTTGTTGAGCGTCCATGTTCTTTGTCTCGGTAGCGAGAAGAAGCTGTGCGTTAGTGACGCCAGCCTTCAGACGCGCGTTGAGATTCGCGGTATCCATAGAAGCTTGTGCAGCGGCATTCTGTAAAGCAGTGCGCTGTCTGTTAGTCAGGTTCGCAAGCTGGATTTTTGAATACGCGTCTGCATCTTTGGCAGCGATGACAACTCCAGACTCCATGATAGCCTGTGTCATGGCTGCACCCGCCATGGACGAACCGCTAAGTCCTCGTGCCTGCATTACTCCTGCGACTTTACGCGCTGCCGGAGATGCCCACGCCGGAAGAGGCTGTCCCTCTTCGATACCAGCTAGAAGCTCAGAAAGCTGGTATTGAACCGTAGCTCTCGGATCAAGCTCTTCTGTCGCTGCTTCTGCGATTGCACCCGGAGACAGTGTGCCTTCTTCGAAATCTACAGATATGTCCTTGTCGATTTGAGCTACGTCTACGCTCTTTGTCTCTAGTTCAGGGGATATTGCGGATATCTCATCGATCTGTCCGACCCCTGATGCGGGAGCGGTCGGAACATCGACAGTGAGTCCCGGCATAGTGGTGTCTACTTGTGCCGTGTCCGCTTGTTCCGCTGTGCCTAGTTGTCCAACATCAACACCGATTTTAGTTCCTGCATCTACTGACGGATCAGGTATTAGGGTGTCAGTCACTGTCGGAATGGAGGTGGACACATTCCCTGCCTGTTTACCCATTTCCGTCATAAGATCGGAATCAGTATTAATAGCTTTTCCTGTATCTGCCATACTTCTGTTTCCTATAGTGAGTGTTCTGGCAACGTCGTCTGGGCCGCCAATAATTCCTCAGTTGTTCTCGGTGGTAAAGCCACAACTACCTAATCCCCACAAACACCGATACGACCATAGCCACGACTAAAATCGTACTTCCCATAATCATCGCCTCAAGCCGCCACATGCGTTTGTCCAGAGACTCCAGTTTCTCCTGTACAGAAGCGTACCGGATTGCACACTCTTTTTCGTGCGCCTCAAGTTCCATCTGAGTTTTAAGAACAGGTTCCATAGATGTCTCTGTAGTTAATTTCATTATCTCCACCTCGGACCATGAAACCATGCAACCAGTGATTTTCGTGTGCCACCTGTGACCGGAAGAACCCGGTGGCGGAGGTAACTAGGGAACACTAAAACTGTGCCTTTGGCCTTTGCGTCAGCCGGTGTCGCACACTCGTCAAACTCAAATGTGCCGCCCTCGTAGTCTTCGGGACCACTAAGCTGGACTGTAATTGACAGCTTACGATCTGAGTTTACGGCAGCGTTCCAGTGTATGTCGTGGTGCCAGTCGTAGTGACCGTTTTCTGTCGCGTGATATTCAGTAAACTGCATCTCTGCATAGTTCATAACATCGACACTAAACGCATTGATGTTGGCCTGTTTGACGTATTCCCAGAGAATATCTCTTACCCATCTGTCGTGAAGCCAGCGCACTGTACTGCTTCTGATATTGTTGTTGACTTGTGAATCGCTGAACACTGTCGCATTGACAGGGGGCTGTACTTCGCCCGCAGAAATAATTTTATCTACCGTGTCATCAGAAAGATCGGAAGACCAAAGTTGCCACAAATTTCTCATGGTTTTGTAGGCCAAGTAATACCCGTCAACTCTCCGGTGTTAGTGTTTAGTGAGGGTGTTTGAGTGGTGATATCACGCAACGCTTGGCGGTAGTCTGACTGGGCGGTAGTCATCGTC